CGAGTGAGGTGTGCGCCAAGAGTGGATGGAGATAGCGCTACGGTTGCAGAAGTTCCTGTGATGGCCTGAGCCGCCGTAGCGATGGCCGGAACCGCCGCCGTGACGAAAGCCGTGGTGGCCAGCGCCGTGGTGTTGTTGCCCGGAGACTGCGTCGTGGCGATCGTGCCAGTCGGCAGGGTGGGCGTGCCGGTGAAGGTCGGCGAGGCCAAGGCGGCCCTGCTGGTGTCAGTCGGGTGGACGTGGTCAGCCCTGGCGTAGCGCAAGGAAGTACCCACAGCAGCCGTACCATCGACGAGCGGGGTGGCGGCAGCGGCCTGTGCGACGACAAAGGCCGTGGAAGCAATGACTGTGGAGTTAGTGTCTACTGCGGCAGTCGTAGTCGTGCCTCCACCTACAAGCGATGCGCCGTAAATCTGTGTATTATTAGTACTGGTCGAGCTTCCAAGCGTGATGTTGGTCGTAGACCCAGTGCCTCCGCTTGTACCGATGTTGATACTTTTGGTCTGTCCAGTAGTCGTCGAGCCGCCTGCTAAAGTATAGGAGCCAGTTGCGGCAGAGTTTCCTAAATCAATAGTCGTACCAGTGGCAGTGATGTTACCCTGGAGCGTGGTCGTCGAAGTGCCTGTGGTTGACCCGATGGCGATGTTCGTCGTGCTACCAGCGACGCCGTTCGTGCCGATGTTAACCGCCTTGGTCGTGGCCGTCAGGGTTGCACCTGTGGCAAGGTTAAGGGTAGACGCGGCAGTCGTGCCACCGATCGTGGTGGTCGAAGCACCGAGCACGGGGCCTAGGGTCGTCGTTGTGGTCGAGCCGGAGACGCCACCTGTGCCGATGTTCAGGGTCTTGGTCGAAGCGCTGATGGTCGCACCAGAGGCCACGTTGATCGTGCCGGTGGCCGTCGAGTTGCCCAGGGTCTGGCTGGCGTTCGAGAAAGTGATGCTGCCCGAGACTGTCTGGGTATCGCTAAGCGTCATCAGCTGCTTGGTGGCAGCGTTGATACGGGCGAAGACTGCACCAGTGGTCGTCCAGATGTCGCCGTTGACGGGGGCGGTCGGAGCAGCGCCGTGCGGGACGTTCAGCCCAGCAGTGGCCGTGGTCGAGGCCACCGTGGTCACTAGCCCAGTGAACGTAGCGCCTGCGAGCAGGGCGTACGGCGTCAGCGCCGAGGATGTCAGGTAGCCCTGCGAGGTCACCCAAGACTGTTCGGCCAGCGTCTTAGTGACTCCACCGAGGCGGACCTGCAGATCGGAGCCGGTGTTCCAGAACTCGCCGTTAGTAGGGGAGGTCGGAGCCGTGCCAGGGAGGATGCTAAAGCCAGCCGTGCCAGTCGTCGAGGCAGGGGTGGACACTTCTCCCGTGAAGGTTGCGCCAGCGAGGGCCGCGTAGTCCGAAGCCGTAGCGGTCGCCATCGTGCCAAGACCTAGGTTGGTCCGGGCCGTTGAGGCAGAGGCTAGGTCGGATAGGTTGTTAGACTTGGCGAGGAAGGTCGAGTTTGCCGTGGCCGTTGTGATATATGGCGACAAGGCCGAGCTGGTGATGAAACCGCTTGGGTTGGTCTGAAGGTAGTACGTCGAGGCCGCGGTCGCGCTCGTCAGGTACGACGACATCCCTGCGATGGTCTGGTAGGTGCTGGCCGCAGTCGCGGTGGTCAGGTAGGGCGTCAGCGCTGCCGACGTCAGGAAGCCCGATGGGTTACCGGAGAGGGGGTAATACAACGCCGCCGCCTGAGCCGTAGTCGAGTACGCCGAGAGGTCAACGGACAGGACGCCCGAGCCAACGGCCAGCGGAGCAGTTACCGAGGTGATAAAGTCCGCTGGGAGGGTCAGCCAGCCAGTGTCATAGGAGGTCGCAGAAAGTTTCTGAAGCACCTGCCCTGTAGTGCCGCCGACAGCCACGCCCGCACCAGTCGCACCAGTAGCGCCAGTCGCCCCCGTCGCCCCCGTGGCCCCGGTGTTTCCAGTAGGCCCGGGCGTACCGATGACGCCAGATAGGACGCCCCCAGCCGTGTTCTGAAACACGCCAGTGATGGTCCCACTAACGAGACTGTTAAACGTGCCGGTAATGACTGCCATAGAATTAGGCTTTGGTAACCGTGTCCGCAATCACCACGCGGAACTGTTGCGAGTGGGTCGTGGGCGAGCCATCGAAGACGAACCTGATATCCCAGTTAGCCTGACCGACCGCCCAGTCGGACGTATCGCCAGTGTAGTTTGTCGTAAAGGACAGGCCGTCCTCAGCGATGGTTACCGTAAGCGCGTAGAGGTTCCCGCAGCGGTCCTGAATGTCCGAGGTAATCGTCGTATCCAGCAGATCAGCAGGCTCACCAGCCCCGGGAGTCCATGTCCAAGTGCACCCGAATGAGTCTCCACGCGAGAAAGAAGCGGTGTTAGCCATGCTACTTATTGCGGGAAAAGTAGGGTTTAGGTCAGAAGGCCGTCAGTTTGCCGATTATATTGATAGTCGGGGTGCTCGACGCGGTAAAGGTCTGGAACGGGGAGACGAAGGCCGAGGCCGCCATGGTGATGCTTCCGCTGCTTAGAGCCACCGTCTCGCCTGTCAGCTGAGCCCGGTCTTCATTGACCAGCATACCTACGCTCGAGGTCTGGTATTCGGAAGCGAACTTAGCAGACGTGCCTGAGGTGATGTAGGCGTTGAAGTTCGGACCATACTGCTTTGAGGCATTGTTCAGATATAATGCCGAGTAATCCGTACGCACAAAGCCGTTGCCATCCGTTGTCTTGAAACCATGCACATACTCGACGTTGTGGTCCCCGCTATCAGTGACAGGCGACCCGGACAAAGTGCCGTTAAAGATAACGCTTCGCAGCGCTCCCCAGGTTGACGGGCCGAAGCCGACTCCAATCACTAGGCCCATTAGATGCGGGCGTAGTAGTAGCGGGCCGTGTCCGTGCCGGTCTTGAGGCGATCGCCCCAGAGGGAGCCGCATCCCTTGTAGTTAAATGTCTGTAGCGTGTCCACGTCGTCGACTGTTTTACCTTTCACGATTCCAATCAGGACATAGCCGATATCATCGGTGTCAGTCAGTACGGTATCAGATACCAGAATGTAAGGTGGAACGGTCGTACTCGGGAAAGCATACGTTGGTGAACCTTCATTCTCACAAGCAATATAGATATAGTTAGTCGTAAAGTCAGAACCAAGACCATCAAGGAATACTGGAATCTTTGGCTTTGGAGTATTGCTCAAAGGGACGTCATCGTAATCAGTAACGCCAAGATTATTTACCATGCCAGGGCTTACATAAATGTAGTATGCTTCAGTGGTCGAATCATACCACAAGGACGTGATTACAAGCGCACAGGTTTGCCCACCGATGTCCCACTCGCTCCAAGGCTGTTGGATGTTTAGGCTTTCACCAAGGCTTGAGGCCGAAAAGGTGTAACCTGGTCCGGGTTGAATAGCCATGGCTTAGAACTTCTTATATACGTCAAGTTCCCAGCCTACGCGAGAATAACGGATTTCGTAATTAACCTTAAAGATAGAACCAAACTCTTCAGTGTTTACCTGAGCCAGTAGGTTTACCGGGTTGCCTGCAAAACCAGTACCAATCGGAGCCCAATCAGGGAGCAACGGGAAAGTGCTCCATGATCTAGTGACGCTAGATGACCCAAGAAGTTCGACAAGAACTGCCACCGATGACTTATCATCCACATACATGATGCCGGAATAGCTCGTCGTTGGCGCAAGGTACTGAGTCTTCCCATAGTATTGAGGATAGGTCGGATTAACGAAACCGATAAATCTGCCTCCGTTCTCCTTCTCAAAGCATGATCCGTTCAACCCAAGGTAAGCAGGAGCGCCGCCAACGTTAGGGGCAAAGTTATTAGAGGCATCCTGAGTATAGGGTGCAGGTCCAGCGATTGGACCTAAATACGGTGAACCAGCGTGAACAAAAAAGTTAGGATGTCCCGTGATATTATCAGCCGTTAAACCGTTAGCCGCAGAGCAGTTAGGGTTAGTCATGCTGCCGCTATTCACGGTCGGGTCGATTCCAACGTAATCGATACGCATGGTCGCCATACCTAAATCGTCGTAGCTGATGCTAGACTTATGTGCTTTCATGTACGACCACGCTGCCTTTGGGAACGCTTCGCCTCGAACATTAATAGCCGGAGCGTCGGCTGCGTTTACCTTGTAGGTAGCCGTGCAGGTGTTCAGGCCGAAGCCGTCAGACTGGACAGACCAGCCTGGTTGAAGGAGTTTTACGCTGAGTGCAGCGCCTTTATTAATGCGGGACATAAGTTAGGATACGTTACGGATGTCGATTGGGTTCTTAGTGAAGTCCACATCAGTGATGCCGGAGGTAGCGGGGCGGGTCTTCAGTAACTCAAGAATCTGCTGCTGAATGTCAGTCTGCCGCGTCATGTTTTCAAGCACCGGGTTAGCGCCGACGCCGATCACATTGGAGAAGCCTTGGGGGCCGGAGAAGGATGAGTCCTTTCCAGCCATTGTGATTGGCTTATTCTTTATATCCTCGGCAAGAAGGGCCTGAATCTCGTCTTGAATTCTTTTATTTTCCTTCAATCGATAATAAGGGATACTTAATCCTTCACCCCTAGTTGGTCCTCTTTGATATTTTCTCTGTTCCCTGAAATAAATATCTTGTCCTCTTGGATCGTTTTGTAGGAATTCAAGAGTCGTTTGTTCGCGTTGTGTCTTTGCTTCTTCGACAGTTTCCTTACCCTTCTTTTCGTTGTTTCGTTTATTGGCCCAGTATTGGTCTTCTGCAGACATCAGTTTGTTTGTCTGGTCAATGGCTGCTTGATTAGCGTCTTCGCGCTTCTTTGCATTGTCGGCAATCATCTTACCGATGAAACCCATGGCCGTACCAAGCAGGGCCATAGGTCCGAGGAAGGATAGGAAAATATCCTTAAAGGATGTCTTAAACTTGTTACCAATTCCTTCCAGCTGTTTATCTAGTGAACCTACAGCTGCCTTGGCACGACCGGCTACCTGGTCGGCGTTAGTTTCCCCATCAATGCTAAACTTTACGGAGTTGCTCATTCGGTTTCAAGTTTGGCAATCAGGTCTTCGTCTTCCTTAGTTAGTACCTTCATGTCAGCGCCTTCGCTGATTGCAAAGCAAGAGTGCAGCCAGATGGCTTGCGACTCGGGCATGGTCCAAGCGCGCTCTTCGGATACTCCATGGTTCATCAGGTTGCAGACTACCGTCAGGACCCAAGGCACACCAGTCGAGTTATGGTGCTTGGCCTTCTTGTCCCAGAACTTAGGCCAGGACTCAACTAGGACAAACTCTGCGAAGCGGGACATTTGCTTTACGAAGTAGACTTCGCTAGCGCTCATGCGTCCAAGGTAGTAATGGTCCTTCAGGCTAAGTTTCCCAATAGGTTCACCGGCACAGATCTTAACTGCGATAAGTAAATCAAGCGGCCGGACTGCCTTAGTAGATACAACGAAGGGAGACTCGACCGATTCCAGCTGCACGCGCCGAAGCATGGAAAATGGAGAAACGAGACGGCCCAGCATCTTGATTGGAGCCGGGTCCGTGAACGCGCTTAAGAAGCGCTGGTCCATTAGTTAGAGGATGGCCTCGTAGCCGACGGCAGTTACTGTAACAGCAGAAAAGTTTTTGTTAGATCCCTTATCTGAGATTTTGGTAACCCAGCCTTCAAAGGTAGTCGAAGCACCGCCGCCAGGATAAGCCGAGTTGGCATTAACCGTAACAGAAAAAGCACTACCAAGCACGGGCATGCTCGAAGTCTTAGCAATCATCTCAACGCTGATCTGCGTCTTGCGGTCATCGCCGCGCCACGTAACGGTCACACCAGTCTCATCAACGATAGTGGTTTCGTTGTTAAACTCGCCATCGTTGGTGTAAGACTGGCAGATAGCATTAGAGACGGTGGTATCACCGATTCCATAGATTGCACTAACCCCATAAACTACAGCGGCGCACATATACTATTGTTTAAGTGGTAAGGTTACTGAGGGTTGACCACGATCAGGACGTCGTAACCGAACACGGACGCCCAGGAGCGTTCGTTAACCCCTTCGTCCTCGGACAGTGGGGTGACGTCATAGCATAGGGCATCGCCCCCAGCTACAAAGACCGCCTTGATGGCCGTAAGGTCCTGCATAGACCCAGCTACGGCAGCGCATCGGGCGCGGTGCTCGGCTAGGGTGTTATCGTCGGCAGACGAGAAGACAGTGATCCGTGTACCACACGAATAGTTACCAAGCCCCTGGGGCATATCGTTAGGCGATCGTGCCGAGTCGCAGAGGACAATGGCCTTAGGCAGTACGTTGGTATCTGCACCGTCGCCGGTGTAGATGGAAACTCCGGCCAGCTCGGTCTGAGCTGATAGGTGGGAAGCGATAGCCGCTTCGAGGATTTGACGTGAGGATTTCGTGCCCATAAAGTTGGTTATTTCTTGCGGTTGGCTCGGTCAATTGTGTCCCTAATTCTGGCTTGGACGGTTGCGTTCAGTTGCTTAACGCGGTTGCCGTAGACGATGTTCTCTGTACCGGCATCCGTTGCAACGTTATTGATGTTACCGATAAGGTTAGTGGCTTCCATGTGGACACTAGTCGCGTTAGCGCTCATTGTGAACTGGCCTGCGGAAGAGCGGTTAGCGTCAACCCATGGGGCATCGTAGACGCCATAGTTACGGGCAGTGCCCTTGGAACTAATCAGGGGTGGAATCAATTGAAGAGCCGAAGCCCATCCAGCCTTGACGCGACCTACCTTAAGTTGGCGCTCGGTAATGTAAGCCTGCAATTGAAGGTCAGTTGCTACCAAGTATTGAGGCCCACCTACAGGGGCTTTCTTAGGCCAGCGTCCACCGACTTTGCCTTTATACTTATCATGGATACTGCGTAAGTCATTAGTAAGTCCTTGAGGTGGGGTAATGCTTCCATCGGCCCGAGCTTTGCTTAGATAGTTCTGGGCCTTGGCAAATGCCCGGCGCGTGTCCGTGTCTTGCATGATCTTACGCATGACCGGGGACAAACCTTTGATGTTTTTTTCTGTCGGCTGCAGAGCGATGAAATCCATCCAGGAGCGACCACTAGGGCCTGTACCTTGGACGGCGTTGATGACCTGCCGTAGGAATACGCCCTTAGACCTACGGGGCTGATCCATAGGAATAAAGATGCGCTTAACGTCCTTAGCCAATTTCCCTTTACCCGCTTTCCAAGCGGCAACACCTAGCCCTTGACCGCCACCAGCAGGCATAGGCGGGGTGAAGATCATAGCGTCCCGGAGCATTAGGCGCATCTGCTCATTAGCAATAACGTCCCGGTCAACCTTAACGTCCTTAGCAAACTGGGTAATAGCCGCGTCAAAGTCGGCCTTACTCTTAGGGTCAATGCCGGACTTTTTAGCCATTACTGGTTATCGTCTACGCAGTCTAGTTCGATGACGGCGCTAGTCTGCTTGTAGGACTGGCCCTTAATACGGAGGACCTGCCCGTTAACCGTGAACTTCTTACCTTCGCCCAGGGCGGCGATAGGGACCCCAGAGGCCAGAGTGGCTACCTGCCCTCCAACCCGGCCATCAGAAGCCGTCCAAGGGGCCGTAGCGGCAGCGAAACGCACCGTCCACATCTTCTGGTCAACGAAACCCCCAGCCCCAAAGCTTGGGGTATTCATCGGGCGGGACAGGCCAACTAGAAATGACTGGTCGTTAACTAGCGCCGGGACGCCGATATCTGCCAGCAAAGATTGGAAGTCTGGGAGAAATGTATCATAAATACTCATGTGTTGGGAGGGTAGGGAATTGGAGATACAAAAAAGCCCCCATCGCTGGGGGCTGTTTCAGGCCGTCAGCCCAGATTAGGGGTTGTAGACGGAGGCGATCGTGCCGGTCGTGATGCCCTTGTTCGCGCCGAACATCAGCTCGAAGGAGCCGACGAGGTTACGAGTGGAAGGATCACCCCAGACATTGTAGAACACGCTCAGACCAAGACCCGGGAGAACGAGCGACTCGCTGACGAGGAACTGGTTCTGGGTAGCGGAGAAGTCCGGCTGGGCAGCGGCCATCGCCACGGCTTCGGACGAGCAAGCGAAACCAGCCAGTTTGGCCTCGGACGGGAAGAGGGAAGCGTAGTGAACGCCGCCTTCAAAACCGTAAGCACCTTCAGAGAGGGGCAGGGAGGTCGTGCTGGTCGGGATAAGCTGGGAGTAGATGCCCGGGTTCACGATGAGCGCCTTGCGGCCAGCCTTCGAGACGCCAGCCCAGAGAGCGCGGAGGTTGTCCGAGCCAGGGGTGACAGCCGAGTCGGCAGCGGTGACAGTGGCAGCGCCGAAGTTAGCGACGGTGATAGGAGCAGTAGCGGCGGCCCAGATGGCGTCGGCGAGCTTGTCCATGTTGATCTGCACGATGCGTTCCAGCTTGATGCCATTCTGGATATCGCCGTAGGCGAGACCGAAGGGCTGGTACAGGTGGGCGAGCGTGACGGCAGA